TCCATGACCTCAAAGGCTTCCTCAATCTGAGTAGGCTTGAAGCTCATCACATGGTCTGCATCTCTCAAGACTATACAATGAACTGTACTCACATCAGGTAGGAGGTTGTCAGCTTCCAAGTCCATAATTAATGTATCGTATCCCATACGAAAGCCTCCTCTTCTCTAATAATTAACCACTCATCAAATTCGGGATAGTCCCCCATCACAATTCCATTCTCCTCTTCAAGACGGTAAAGAAGTATGAGGTATTGAATGTATTCCTTCTTCAAATCTTTCATTAGAAGTCCTCCTCTTCAAAGACTGTCTCAGTCATACGACCTGTCTCTTTTGAGTAGAGTAGGTGACAAGCAATACCTGTCTCTCCTGTCCACCTGTTCTTGAGAATTCTAACCGTTGTGAGGTTCGGGTTGTCCTTGTCTTGCTGATTTCGCTCAAGTCCAATCACGATGTCAGAGAGTTGACCAATGGCAGCCGACCCACGCAGTTGCGACATGCTCGTAATAGCTCCATCCTCATGCCCCTTATCTCCTGAGGGTCTTTTCAAGTGAGACACTAGAATGATACACACCTGTAACTCTTCCGCTAGTGTACGAAGTTTGGTCATAGTATTGTCAATAATTCTACGCTCGTCACCACCCTCCAATCCAGATACCACGATACTAAGGTGGTCAAGGATAATGTGGCTACAAGAACACCCAACAGAAAGATAACGTATTCGGGTAAGCAAGTTCTCTGAGTCTGAGCTACCAAAATGATCGTACAGAAAGACACTATTATTCCCCAATGACTGAGAAAAAGCTCTCCAGAGGTCAGCATTATCTACCTCCTCTGTACCTAAATGTAATGGCTTGTTTAGTTCTAAGCTTAGTAACCCTAAGGCTGTTCGCTTAACGCTCTCCTCCAGTGCTATGTAACCTAAGGTGGCATCAGCATGAATCAGTGTGTGTGCTATTTCTCTTGTTAGTTGAGACTTACCCACACCACTCCCTGCTGTTATGGTGACAATCTCACCTCTCCTCATGCCATGTGTTTTTTGGTTAATACCATTATAAGGATAGGGAATTGACTCGACATTCTTGTTCTCAGTAATGGCAGTCCACAAATCACCACCTGATATAATACCATCTGGTCTGTGAACCTTGGCAGACCACACTGCATCTATCAGTTCCTTGGTTCTTCCTGCCAGTAGCATCTCGTTAGCATCCTTGAGAGGTAGCTGTGCAATCTTAGCTTTGCTTGGAGTGAGAAGTTGACTGCACTCTTTGGCTGCCTTTTGTCCAACATCGTCCATGTCAAACATGAAGATAACACTATCGAATTTCTCTAACCAATCTATCGCATCACGAATGTCACGCTTTGCTCCTGCTGCTCCTGATCTTATTGAAACTACAGCCCATCTATTCTGAAAGGCTTGTGATAGCGAAAGAGCATCTAGCTCTCCCTCCACCACAGTTACCATCTTGCCTCCATCTCGCCAGAGATGTTGTCCAAAAAGAGGAGACTCAGTGAAATCCCCCTGACAAATGAACTCCTTATCCTCGAACCTTATCTTCTGCCCCACGACGGTTCGTTGTGCATCCTTATAGAAGGCTACTTGGCAGGGTCTTCCGTTGTACTCAGCAACATGGTAATCCCAAAACGAAGCAGTCTCTTGATTGATACCCCTCTTGATAAGAGGAAGAGGTTGTCCAAGACAGGTATTAAAGTAAGGCACGTTTCTTTTAATTTTAGTTACTCCCATGTCTTCACCTTTCTTGTGTGTGTTACAGCTAAAACAATAGGTATGACCGTCCGAATAAATGGCGTTGGCATCTGAGCTTCCACATTTCGGACACCCCTCCTTTCGGATGTACTGGGACTCGTCATTCATCGTTTGGTTCTTCATGGTCAGCTAAGTCCATTTGGTGTCCTACTCGTTTCACGATGTCTGAGATTTCTTGTATCTCCTCATCAGTAAAAGTTTCCTCATCGTCTAAAATTACTTCAGCTACCTTCATCAAAAATTTCTCCAAAGTTTTCATGTCCACTCCTCAGGAATTTCCTCGCCTTCAGCCCACACAAATCCATACTTGTCTGCCCATTCGGAACAGGTCATCTTACTACCGTCCCTACGTTTCTTTGCTCCATGAATAGGGCTGTTGCCCTTCTGAAAAAGAAACCGAATGTCTAAGTCTTGGTGCTGCTTCTTCACAGCTTTCATTTTTCTTTGTGCGTCCTGACGAAAGAACCCTTTTAGTTCTACATATATTTCACCAATCAAAAGGTCAGGTATGTACCTTCGCTCGACACGATAAGGTAAGGAGTGAGGCTCGTACTGAAACGAGACCCCCCTTTCCTCAAGCTTGTGCATGACTCGTTGCTCAAAAGTCTGCATGGTTCTCCTCAAATTCCATTGCCTTTTCGATTTGGTTGGCTGTAAAACCTTCCTCCTCATCAAACATGGAATTAGCATTACCAAACTCTACAAGATCAATTACCTGAACACCCTTCAAACGTAGGGAAACCCCGACTTGCTTGGTGGACATCATTGCATAAGCGAAAGGTTCAAAGGCTACCTTCACAGTTGAGCCATTTCCTATCAAAGACTCTTTGCTCATTGGAGTTCGCTTGGCATCTACAACAATAGGTTTTTGTGTGTAAGTTGAACCGTCCTTGGCTTGCACCTTGGCTTTTAGTTTAACCTTAAACTCAATCTCACCTGTCTCGTTACCATCCTTATCAGTGGCTCTCTCGTAGCCCTTTCGTGTGGTCAGGGATTCCTTTAGCTTTGGCTTCTCCTTGACTTCGGTAGCTAGTCTCTCTTCGACTATCTTATCCAAGTTCTCACACATCTCTTGAGCTTCTAACTCAGGCACTAATACTGAAATACTATACACACCGTTTGCATCAAACTTTGTGTCTGGTTCAAAGACTTTTGACCACAGTGCTTTACCTTTAATAATCTTAGACATTAATGTCTCCTTGTTGTTGCTAACTCCTTTAGTGGAGCTATTGCTATAGGGGTACTTTAGAAATTAACTAAAGAAATAAGGGCTATCTAATACACCCCTCAAATCTAAATCCCCCTTGTTTGGTAAGGTAGGTAAATCGCTATGACCTAGCCTCTCCTCTGCGTGAAATCTTAGTTGAGCTAAGACATCATTTTCTTGGTATTGGTTCACAAATTCTTGCCGTAAAATTTTTCCGAAAATTTTGCAATTGGGTGAGTGAGTACCAAAGCTATCATGTATCATGTAGAAGTCCTTTATTCCTCCTTTAGTGGATGTATTAACTGTTTTAGTTAAAGCACTAGCGTCCAAAGAATGTATGAAGTTAGGGCTTGAACCTGACGCTGTTTTACTTTTTGAAATCGTATTCTCCACAGCATCTTGATAGTGGAGCTTCACCACGTTTCCATCAATCAGAGTCTTGATACGTCTTGTCTCCAAGTTTGGATACTCTTGGGATACTAGAAAGCCAGTAGGAGTTACCCACTCCATAGCTTTGTTTGCATCTGCGTAGGCTCTGCCTATGTCCTTAACAAAGTCCATCACTTGTCGAGCCGATACTATCACTTCGCTTATACTCTCCCACACATGCCGACTAAGATAGATGCTAGGTTCAAACATATCATCTCCGAAAGGGTTGGTCTTGCCCTTTGCTATGTCCTCTGAGAGTGCGTCTTCAATGTAGGCTCTGCAAGAATGTTGCGTTCCAGAATAAGGCACGACCATCACTGGTCTTTTAACCATCTTCCTGTCTATCCCAAACTCTAAGCACTTCTTAGCAAGTTCATTACCTTCTCTAACATCTAGCTCTACCCTGTTTCTGGTTGCCTTTGCTACATCAGCGTAGATGTCTTGAGGCAGTTCGGAGGGTAGTAGATTAGTAGCTGTTGCTCCCTTAGTGTCGAGAAGTATTGCACTTAAATGCTGTAGACCATTGCAGCTACCGTCCATAGAAACTGGTAAGTGAGTAACGAAACCTTTACCTTCCTTTAACCACCCATAAAATTCAAAACACCAAGCGAGAGTCTGCCAAGGCTTATCTCCTTCAGTCCACCACAAATAATCAAAAGGATTCTCAGCAACCTTCACAATGTCACCCTCATGGTGATATGCCCAACGCTCTCTGTCATTGAGAGATACTTTGTCATTCCCGAAACAATTAGCACCATGAACAGCCAACCAGTAGGCATCTGATTTATCAAGTATCTCAACCCCTCGTGCAAACTCAAGACAAGCCTTACCATAGTCAGCCGACATGGGTGACATAAACCCTCCATCAACAGGGTACTTTCTACCTCTGAAATCAAGCTGCCAAACATAATAGAATTGATCGTACTTTGCATAATCTTCAGCAACTTGGATAGTCCTCTCAACCTGTATTCTTTTTGACATAGAAATAGCATTGAATTGGTAGGTTTTATTCCTCTTCCCTCGCCACCTTTTAAACTCCTCTCGTTCAGCCACACTCAAGTCCTTCGGCTCTCTATCAAAGGGATAAAGAGGGAGGTCTAAGTCCTGCTTTGGAGGGAGGTTTCCTATCTGAGAATTGTTATCCCAAAACTCTCTTAGACAAGCTATGACATTGTTGTTTGTTCTGAACGCTGTGTGTTGCAACGCATTAACACAATCGTATTCTTGTGAGAGGTCATAAGTCGCAAGTCTATCGAAATATCTAGCACTGGATTTTCTCATTTAATGTGTCCTCACAAGTGGCAGCCTGTTAATTATTTTATTATGAAATCCCCCACCCCAAAGGTCTTTCCAATCTTTAGGAGGAATGATGCAAGGTGCATATCTAGGCTTGGCTACTTCCTGCACCTCATTAAAACTCTTGATCCACTTTAAAGTCTCAACCGTAGCTTCTACGAAAGTGGAGGTTTTACCACGAGAAGTAGTCTGTCTTCTCAAGCTCACAATTCCTGTCGTTCTAATAATTACATCAATCATTTTAAGACCTACATGGATACGCTCTTCATTCATCCATTCGGTATGTTTGTAACCATCCTTGTTCATTTTGTGTGTGAGGCCATGTCTCTTTTGATGCCGACCTGATGCAGTCTTTTCGTTCGCCATTTTAATAATCATCTTGGCTACATCAGCATCTTCTTCGATCCACATTTCAAGTCGTTGTTGATCCTCAATTCTCATTCCAATTCTTTGTGCTACATTTAAAAGTGTTGCTCTCTTTGACAGGCTATCAACAAGACTCAGCATGGCGAGATAAGCGACTTCAAACTTGTCCATGTTCTCCAACTTTGCCTTTGCTATCCCACGATTTGATTGCTCATTCTTTAGCTCACTCGCACCCTC